GTCTTTCTTGTCTGCTCACGTGTCACCTTGTTAACCGCTCCCGTACCGTTTTGTGCATAGCGCCCCACAGTGTCGGCTGATTTTCGCTAGCACGCAATTTTCAAGATGTCTCCATCTCGGGCTTCAATGCGAACCCAGTCTTTCTTGTCTGCTCACGTGTCACCTTGTTAACCGCTCCCCAACGGTGGATCGCTGCTTCAGACCGAGAATGACCGCCTACCAACACTCCTCACACCAACAACATACTATCTACACTATAGTAACGCTAGTACAGAACCTGCAGATCTATTAAAAACAGACTCTGCTATATTGACCATACCGTTTCTAGCCATGTGGCGCCCGAAACTACCGATGTCCCGCGCAATACCGACTCCGGCCCTCTTAACCTCATCCAAAATGGAATGGTGCCAATGAGGATCCTTATCTTGCATTGCAGCGAGAACATGCTGGTGCCCAACAGGAGTAGAAACAGCCCCTGTTGGTGGAATGCCAATAGTATTTCTCATGGTATACTCAACGACATAAGTAATACGCACGGATATCTGAGTGGCATTTGGCCACCCTCTATAAGCAATGAAGACTGCGTTGTGGTCTTCACTGGGAACAGAATTATAGTTGGAATAAGTGTGATCCAACCCACTAGGAATCCACCTGGATACCACTGTTTCGCGCCGTAAAGGCCCATAAGCCTTTGCAATGTCAAACAGATGGTCCACGGTAGTTGTACCAGAAACAAATGAACCTGAAGTAGTGATACCAGCAGCCACCTCACCAGTGATATTGGTGAAACTAGCTGCTGAAGGGATGAGCTCCACTTTACAAGCTTTACAACGGGACTTCGATGCATTGGCTGTTAAGAAAGTAGCACCAGGACACCCGGTGTTAACCAACGAGAATGTCAAGGCACTTGCACTTCCACCACCAGAAGCATACTGAGCATTGCCAGTAGCTCCGTAAAATGCTAAGAATCCAGCATTGTGGCCTGTAGTAGTGTTCAATGTTATAGTGGAGACAAACTTCTGTGTTTCGCCTCTTTCTCCATCATAAACATCAAACATATGATCGCCGTTGTCAGGATTGTGCAACAACTGTGCATACCTGCCAACTAGGCTGTTTTGCGGGACTTGTGTTCTGCGGCGTCTCTGCCGCCTGGGAGCCTTAGGTCCATGGGAAGGTTGCTTGGTCTTAGGCATAATGAATACCAATGACTGACTACTATTGTCTATCGATCTAGATAATACTGGATTCTGGAACGGGGGTCTGAGAAAAAGGGAATTTTTATATCTGTGGGAATTATGAAAGCCCGGAATTCAGCTTCCATTGCCTCTTGTAGGTCAGGCAAGATTCCAAACGCCTTATATAGTGATACCCGGGCAGCGGTCTCGTCCACGGGATACATTCTATGTTCTGATGCAAACATACGCCATGTTCGACCTATACCACTAAAATGTTGGTCAAGCAGCCGACCAACTATCTTCTCATCATGGTTGAGGGAAGCCATCCTCTCATACATTGCTCCTAGGACTGGTACGTCTACGTAAAGTGCAAGTCCACACCTTCCCGTAGCCACCAACACGTCATTGAGGGATGCGAAATTTGGAACGTTGATATTGAACCAATCGTTTTGAATTGCTTTATGAATGTTACGCACCATCATCCAATTACCATTACCGAGGTGAACAGGTTTGGACTGGCAGAACTCAACCTGCTCTAACTCAAAGACAGGTTGCTCAACCTCCATCTCAAACCCATAAGATAAGTGATGTGAAGGAAGATCATCTAACAAATGTAAATGCTCCTTCTCCAGGAAGACTCCACAATCATCTCCATCATTGATGAAGTGATATTTGATGCCTAATGATTCTAAGTAATGATGGGTAATGGCGCACATCAAAAATACGTTTCCTAGAGCTGTATTCATGTCACCTGATCCTCGTACACCAGAAACGGTGTACTTGATGGTGCCATCTGAAAAATTGGCGTATCCAGTATTATCGATCTGCCACCGGAGATACGTGGCCAAGTCCGGATCCTTGAAGATCATATTGTATAGAGAATGTTCAAACTCCAAAGCTTCAGCGCTAACATGTTGATCAAACCGGGAAGCATCTAGCCCAACAAAACAAGGATTTGAAAATGCTTTCCAATATTGAACAATAGTAGCTGCGCGTTTCCAGGGGTTGTCACACTTCAAAACAGTGTGTTGTCCAAACACCCGATCTATAGCTTTGTAAATGAGCTTCTCTGCCGGCTTCAGAAACCTGCCAATGAGGATATTATACTCAGGTGTTCTGGGTTGTATAAGCCGTGGACAAGGATTCGCTTTGCTAGTTCCGTTATAAAACTCTGCTTTGATGAAGGTCTTCCAAAAACCCATTTGACGCTTGGCTCCCGACAGAGCCAATCGAGCGAGTGCTTGTTGGTAGCACCGTAACTTCGATCCTGTGTATGACTGGACAAACTCTTCGCGTGTCCACACAGGAGGTCGTTCCGGCAGCTGCCGCACTACGGAAGATATGAAATATTGCAAAGTGGAAAAACAAGCAGTTGGTCGGGGGCAGGGAATAAACCCTTCCTGCCCCTTCACATAGTACAACCTCTCCGTGAGCGCTCTCAAACCTACGCTCAGTGTATTGTTATAGAAAAATAAGTTATCCCCCACAGCCCCTCGCGCGTAGCCAAATGCATACCTACACTTATGTCTTCCGAAATCGCGGAGCACCTTGATGTTATCATGGCTGAGCGTCACCACAGCCTCATAACCCTCAAGCACGACTCGGCACCACTATGCCTGGTCCACCATGTGACCAAGCCGAGTAGCAACCGAATCGTGGACTTCCTCATCCTCATCCTTAACAAAAGACAGTTTGACAGCCAAGCTCTTCACTCGGTACCAATCTGCATCTCGCATCCCAGGAGCTAAATCAGCCCTCTTCCTGGTGAGAAAGTCGAACACACACCCTTCGTTGGCTTTTGAAAATTTCGGTCGGTTCAATTCTCCCCTCACGACCCTACTAATTTTATACGCACTACGCACATAAGGCTCTTGCCCAACCGCTACTAGGTCATCGAAATCTCCCATCATAGCAATCTGCATGCAAACCTGTCTGCTGCGCCGCCCAATTTGGCGTTTCCTCAAAATCCGTGCAGCCCTCATATCCTGCCGGAAGCTCCATTCCTCCAACAGCTCCTGTAGCCATTCCAACTGAACCACGAATTTGTGGAACAAGAAAACTGACACAAACGACACTGCTAAGGTGAAAAGGAAAAGGAAAAACATTATGATGAACATAATGCCCATATTGGCACG